ATCAATACCTGCTTGAGGACAACGCCAAGTGCGCCAACGGAACCAACCGCTAGCCCAAAAGGGAGGATCATACTTAGCACGAGCTTCTTTATCTCCCCAGGCGATGTGCGACCATGCGGATTCGATTTCGACGAAATCCACCAACTCATTAAATAGGCATGGCAAGAACCGATTGCCAACATCGCACCAAGCACCAGGCTTGATATCACGAGTATGAGCGGTAAGAGAATGAGTACGGCTAACCCAGCGATTATTGATGTAGTACTTAACATCGTAGATCTTTCTAACGGGCCATGTTACAAAATCCTGGATATAGCCTAAGGCCTCTTCAGCTAACCAGTAACGAAAATTGTGCTTCATCTGTGCCGCAGTGGTCCAGTCATCCCATTCTTCGCTGGTGCCCGCACTGAGTTTCTTGGTTCCACGAATCCAATCTGCAAAGGGAGTACAACTCCAATAACGTGAATGTTGTGCCATTATACTTTCTCGTATGTTTGTGCAAAAATATCTTTTTTAACTACACCGTAGTCATTTTCGCCATGACGAACAATAACATCTTCGCCGGGATTATAGTGTAACTTCTCGCCCCAGCTGGTGTCAACCGATCCAGAGTGATCTGCCAACTTAGCAAACTTGATAATCTTTTTTGGTGTGCAAACACCATCACCTAGGTCATCTTTAAGATCATCAAATTTTTCTGGAGTAATAGGATACTGCTCACCTTTTGGTCCAGTCATAATATAGTAACCTGCAGGATACTTAACTGGACCTTCAAGTGTATCAATAGTACCAGGTTCGTCAGCAATCTCATAACGCTCTTTAGCAGGACGCTTATAGGTTTTGAACCCGCCATCCTTAAACCAATCGTCAGTGACCCGCAGACCTTCTACAATATTGATAAATTCTCTAATCATTTTCTATCGCCAAAAAGTTGTAACAAGTTTAGGAACAAGTTGATAAAGTCCATGTACAAGGTCAATGCGCCTGTTACTTCCACAGCCGGATCAGTATCAACACTGACTGCTTCACGAATACGCTGTGTATCATAAGCAGTAAGACCCAAGAAGATAATGATCGCTAACGCACTAATAACTGTTGCCATAACAGTGCTACCAATAAAGATGTTGACGATACTGGCAATCACAATAGCAATTAATCCAATAAACATGAACTGTCCCATGCTCTCCAAACTACGTTTGGTAAAGTAACCGTAAAAGCTCATAGTACCAAACAATATTGCCGCACCCATAAAGGCACTGACGATACTGCCCATAGTAAATACAGCAAAGATCATAGCAAAGCTCAATCCCATTAGTGCCGCAAAGCCATGTAAACACAATTGCGCAACTTCTTTACTAGGATTGTTACCTAGAACATAGCTAATACCAAAAATTGCAACAAGTGGTGCAAAAATCACAATCCACTTTAGTACACCAGTGAAAAAGAATTGTAGCAACTCTGGACTAGTGCCTACAAAGTAACTAACAATCATACTAACCAACACGGCCAAACTCATGTGTCCGTAAACACGGCCCATTGCTTGATTAATTTCACTAGCACTACGGAACGAAATAGTTCCGTCACCGCCTGTATAATTTACTCCAAACATAATTTACTCCTTAAAAAATTTTTCCATTACTTCCAACTTGTCCATGTATTCGGCAATCTGGGCTACTTCTTTTTCAATAGCTTCCATAATGTCTGAATGTTCATGAATAGCTGTGGGGTTAGCCAACATAACTTCTACATTGATTCGGTGCTTTTCAATATGCGCCTGATAATGCAGTTTGCTGGCTGTAATTAATTGTTGTCTCATTACTTACTCCTTAAACAAACGGTTTTAGATTGGGTGGTGTCCAGCCTTGTGGCTTTAATACCTTACCATCCTCACGCTTACGTACTTTACCATCTTCACCAATTTTAGCAAAGTTGGTACTCATTACTTCTTTCCAAGCACCTTCAGCATCACTACCCATGCTATGAATAGCACCAATAGTGACCACTAGAATATCAATAAGTGCGTCAAGTGTTTCTACTTGGTCATGTGCGGCAATTGCCCCAGCAAGTTCGCCTGCTTCTTCTTCAATCAATCTAACATACAAATTAAATTGATTTTCGTCAAACTCGCCACCAACTGTTTGGTCGCAGGCTTTCATAAACTTTGCTTGGTCTCTAAACGGGTTTGTCATTAAATTTTTTCTCCAATCTCAAATCCTCTAAATCTCAAAAATCGAGGGAAGCGCAAACTATACGTTCCATCTTGATTTTGAGTAACAGCATCAGCTCTTACTTCAACAATATTGCCGATAAGAGTATCACGCCCGCTCCAATAAGTATCGCGATTACTGTCTGTAAAACCACTTCCAACATTGACTCCAATTCGTTGTCCATTATCTTCTCCTTCGCACACTAGCGCACCAAGTTTTCCAATATTTCTACCAGTTCCTTCTTCTACTGCTACTACTTCTAGACTAACTTCAATAAAAGGTTTTAATTTCAGCCATGCAACACTACGTTTACATTCGTACCCAGCTTCTGGATCCTTAATCATAATGCCTTCGTAACCACCAGCAACTGCCTGTGCATTAATTTCTTTAAAACGCAACTGTCCTTCAGCTGTGGCAAGATCAACATTTTCAAATGCCAATGCTTTAACGTTGGGCATTGCTTCGTAATTAGTATTAACCCAATCTTGAAGTGCTTGACTACGATTAATTTGAGTAGTTGAGCTTTTACCGTTCTCAAATTCTTCAAGTGTCAATATATCAAACAAGTTAAGAACAGCGTCTGTACTTTGTACATCACTCTTACGATGCACTTGTTTCATCAAATCTTGGAAGCTGGACGACATAATCTCGCCGTCCAACACCATTGCTTCTTTAAAGGAATGTGCAACTTTTGCAATTTGTTCCTTAACGTGCGGAAAGTTTACAAGCTCTTTACCGTTGCGTGAAAACTGGTCAATTCGACCATCAGGGTGAACAATAGTGATAACACGCACACCATCCAGTTTAACTTCAATCAGTTTATTGCCAGTAACTTTGCTTTCGTGACCGTTGCTATCATGTGCAAGCTGGCAACTAAAAACGGGAATAATATATTTCTTATGTGATTTGCTCACTACTTTATTAACTGTAGTTTCGCTGAAACCGGCTCGCATATCCTTAATCAAAATACGACGATACCAGCCATTCCATTCTGCTTTTGTAGCTGACTTCATCATGGCTTGAATCATGTCACGTGCTGTATTGCCGGTGACGTTGCGAGTAGTAAAGCCAGTAAGAGCGAGAGTAAAACTATCCCAAGGTAACCCAGGGCCATCTTCATCTTTTTTCTCCGGGATTTGTTTCAATCCAAATGTAATCATAGAATCAAATGCCAAGCGGCAACCTTCGAAAAATTCGTCATTGCCAGCATCAGCTTGTGCTTGGATAATAGCTTCTTTGTTTAGGCGACTTTGATGAATTTCCAAATCACTAATAACGCGGTAGCAAGGATCGCTCATTTGATTTCCTAATTATGTTGTTTATTAGTCTATATTATAGCAAACAACTACAAGGTTGTCAACCTTTTTCTTGGAAAATATGATCGGCTACGCCCAATTCGATTAATTCATCAGCAGTCAAATACACATCAGATGCTGGCAAAAGTTTATTTTTAACAGATCGAGTATCCAATCCGGTTGCTTCTTTTAGAATGTTTACCATTCTAGTATTGCAATAATCTGACTCTTTCATTTGAGCTTTGATATCATGGTACTTTGCGTCCACTCCATCAGTAAATTGATGGCACATGATTCCAGTATTTGGAGCAATGTAGCGTTCACCATTTTCTCCAGAAGCAAAAATTAAAAAGGCAGCACTCATAATGTTACCCATACCAATTGTACGTATTTTATGAGTACTCACCCGCATTACATCTATCAGAGCAAATGCTTGATACAAGTCTCCACCGCTACTGTTGATATAGAGAGTTAGCACTTTTTCTTGTTTTTTATCAAGATTTTCGTAAACAATCCATTTGATAGTTTCACTTATATTACCGTCCTCAATTTCGCCCAACAAAAAGTGGACGCCATTATCCAGCAACTTGTTGTTTATGCGATCCTGCGCATTAAAGTCGTCGATCTTTTTCACGGGTTTGCCTTCCATAATGTGATATCCGAATATTTAGCGCATAGATAAATTAGCGTTTAGAAATCACTTTATCAGCAAGTCCATATTCTACAGCTTCATTGGCCGATAAAAACGTGTCAAATTTCATAGCTTCATATAGCTGTTCATACGTTTTCCCAGCGGTATTATGTTTAACATACAGTTCTGTTAAACGCTGATTGATACGCTGACTTTCTTCAAAGCTACGTTTTGCATCTTCAAACTGTAGTTCTTGAACGTGAACGCTACCACGTGTTCCCGGAGTTCCCGAACTAACACGGTGAATCATAGTACGGGCTTCTGGAAGAACAAATCGTTTTCCTGGATGTCCGGCCTGTGCTAAGAAACTGCCCATACTACAGGCTTGTCCCATAACATAGGTTGCTACATCTGGCTTTACAAATTGCATGGTATCGTAAATAGCAAGACCAGCAGTAACAGATCCTCCAGGACTATTGATAAAGAACGTAATGTCTTCATTACCTTGACTTTCCAAAAAGAGCAACTGTGCCACAATCAAACTGGATGTGTGCTCGTTAACATCTGTGTCTAACATAACAACACGGTCCTTGAGTAAACGACTATAGATGTCATATGCTCTTTCGCCCTTCGGCTCACTTTCAATTACCATTGGCACCAAATTAGGCATTATTTGTATTCCTTATCTAAATTTACATTTGTTAAACTTGCAACTGTTTGAAACTTGTCCCATGCTTTCTTAGCGGCTGGGTTTGATTCTAGTTCACTACTTGGCAGGACAGCCTCTAGCCAAATTTCTGGGCGGCGACTAGGATGTGCGCCAAACTTGCGTGGCTGGTGAAGTTTACCAGTTTCCCAAAGTTCAATGCTAACACTACGGAATCGATCTTCATCCTCGTCTGTGTAACCAGCCCATTCTGGATTACTGCCTCCAAAGAATCCACGCATCAGATTTGTATCAGAGCCACCGGCATAACCTTGCCAAATACCTTGCCACTGTTCGTCGTCTCGTGGGTCAAAATCAGTTCGTGCAATGACTACTAACACATCGTTAATGTCTACGACCCCATCTACAATATCACGGATACAACGACTATAACTAAGACCAATTTTCATTTTAACCCCTACTGCTAGTTTCTATTACTGAAATTTTAGGACCATTGCTGACAAAATCCATACCAGCCATACGACCTTCGTATACTCGGCCATTCCACTTCATGGGAAGTTTTACACTTTTGTTTATTATAACATACAATGTATCTAATTCCTTGAAGTCTTGAACAACTGCTTCTACAACTTTATTGCTTGTAACGTTCTTAACATCACAAACATCACTGTGGCTGCGTATCGTGCTCACTATCTTCTCCGATTGTAATTTTAACTTCTTTCACGCTATCCCAACGGAAACTACGCCATCCCTGTGCTTCAAGATCATAAACGGGCATAACTTCTTCGTTTACTTTCTTTTCTTTTTTAGGCTCAGTATCAACTGATTCATTAATTGGGGAAGTTGGAATAAGCGCATCATTTGTAGTACAAGTCATTTCACGGTCAGTTCCGTCTTTTTTGGTAAAAACAAGTTTTACCTCACCGTCAGCCAATAGTCCTTTAAGCCAAATTTTAAACTCGGCAAATTCTTTTTCATTTAAGGTCGTCATGTAGTTTCCGTTTCATTTCTGCATTTTCTTGTTCTATTCTCTCAACATGATCTGCTACCTTATTAAGTAACTCGAATGTATTTTGAGCTGTTGTTCGTAGCATTTGTGCTACAGTCATTACTTTTTCTTCTGCCATTTTTAAATCTCCAAAATTTTAGTCTCGTCCCAGCCTGTATCTTCGCTGTAACCATCGTTTTCGTAACCACGTGGATTACATACAATACGTGTCTCACCAATCATATAATCAAACGGATGATGGGTGTGACCATGTGTCCACAGTTTAATCTGTGGATGATCCAAGATGAACTCACTCAAGTCACTGTGGTAGCCACCGTTCATTAAAGTATCATTTGCATACACTGGATGCATACTTTGAAAACTTGGACTGTGATGTCCTACTACTACACACTTCTTGTCTTTGTGTTCCTCAACAATGAGTTTGATATATCCCAGTGTCTTGTCGTGACGTATAGCAACATCCAACGCACTCATAGCGGCATAGTTACGCTTGTCGTTTCGGATGATACGAAAGTCGTTCATCATACCTTCAATGGCATGCATGGTAAGTGGATCACGTTTGTTCATGTTAGTCCAAAGTGTACCACCTACAAACACTACATCGTCGATAATTTTAGTATCCTGCTCCAACATATAGATGTTTGGGTACTTGGCAACTTCTTCCCGCATGTAATCAATGCCAGCATAGAACTTGCCGTGATAGAATTCGTGATTGCCCATGATGTAAATCACATGGGGAAACTGAAAACTACACCGCTTGAAAAAATCACGAAAGCGAGCTACTCGTTGCATCTTACGGCTAAGGTCAGCTAACGCACCATTACTATATGGATTGAAATCAGCCGCATGATGATCGTGTAGATCCTGGGCAATCATAATATCGCCACCCAAAATCAATACATCGGCACCTTCGTTATTGTTGATAAAACAATCCGAAAATTCCAAATGTAAGTCACTAACCAATTTAATCTTCATGCTCTTTTGCCGTTATGAACGCTGGTAAATTATCTTTAGTAAGACGACCTGCCTTAAACTCTTCAAGCACATTACGCAATGCTTCTTCAACAAATTCGTTAAAGGTCATATCCCGATCATGTGCCATCTTCATGTATTTTAACAGATCTTCGTCTGAAAAGTCAACTGGTACTTGCACTCTTGTGTCATAATCTTCGCCGGCCTTAATAGCCAAACACTTTTGAATAAAATCATCAACTACATCCAAATCTACATAGTCAACACAGTCCCAGGCTTCGTTTAAATTAATACCACGGTCCTCTGCTTCTTTACGATGCTTTTCAACATTTTTTGGATTAATCATTCTGTAGGCACGGTCGTTTGTGTAATCACATACACTTACTTCGTAGACCTTTTGAGTTTTAGTGCTAAAGATAATACTAAAACTATATCCACCTTTACCGTGAACGCCGTTCCATGAATCTAGTGTATAAGGATTAGATCCGTAACAACTCCAACCATAATCACCGCCTTCGGTAATTTTATAGTCAACCAATTCCATCCATTCTTTCATTGTAATCATTTGAACACCTTTGAATCAAAAATAATTGCTGAACCTAGTATAATAAAACACACACCGCCTAATATATCTCCAAGGGCCACATTTGTAACACCGTTTAATACATTCACTCCACCAACTACATATCCAATCGTTATACGGTTACGACCAAACCATTCCATAAATTTTTCCATCATAGCTCTAAGCCATCCTTTCTTGCTTGTTCTTCAATACGAGCTTGACGCTCTGCTTCGTGTACATCACATAATGTACGCACCCATCCCCCGCCTCTGCGCTTGCCAATGCCACCACACTCTTCGCAAGCAACACCTGCCCATGCCTCGGCCATACGAACCATGCCAGCAACTTGGTCATCGCCTCCCTGATAGTAGAAGCGTAGTCCGCCAAATTTCTCTTTAATCTGTTCAACAATAACTTGCGGAACAACTTCACTTTCTCTATTCTTCCACTCGAGATGTTGCTGAATGTTCAAACATAGTCGTTCAAGGATTGGATACCAACCTTTACCTACAGCAAATCCGCCATACTTTCCTTCAAACATTTTTGGATAAGATTTCTCCATCCGTTTAGCAAACGTTTCATAGTCTATAAATTCTTGATCTTCTTCACTCATGTTACCTCCGGGACTTCAATGTAATCTTTAATGATTAAATTTAGTGCTTCAATTCTACGTATATTACCTGTTACGTCTTCGGGGTGCATCCAGTACCCATCTGGATTATCTTCTGTCTTGGGATTCTTTTTCCATTGTGCTAATTCTTTTTTAAGGTAAGCACGATAATCACGTAATGTAAGTGCTGTAATACGATCCGCAGTTTCGCCATCAATATACACTTTTGGAATGTGCTTTTCTTTACCCATTTTAATAAGTCTCTTTTACAATCTTATATTCAGTGGTTGGATACTTTGCTTTAAACTCTTCTGTATTAACAAACTCGTTAAACTCTTTTGCGTTAAAAAACATACGATGAAAAACTGATTTGTGATCTAACGTAGTTACTGTGAGGTAAACTGATTTTGCTTTGCCCGCCATTTATTGTGCCGCCTTTACGTAGTTAAGTCTAGTTACTGCATTTGAATATTTCCAATGCTTGCTATGGTCTTTTACCTTACCTTTAATTACAACACAAGGTCCTAATTTTAGGTCTGCTTGACTAAACCAAGACACCATCTTATTGTCTATTATAGCATCAATGTTCCAAGCGTCAAAGTTTTTTGAGCGTTGTGAGTTGATAATTTCACAATCCTTATCTAGAATTTGTTCACCAATCAAACCCACATATCCGTCATCCAAAGTTTTGACACGTTTTTCAGTTTGATGACGTGCATAGTCTCGTTTGTAAACACTGGGAAGGCAGGCAATAAATCCAAATTTGTTGATTGGAGTTTCTGACTTGCTTAACAATGCATTTACTTCCGTTTGGAATTCGTTGTCACCTTGAATGGCCGCAAATAGCAATCGACGATAATATTTTTGGATATCGTTAGCCAATTCACGATCATCTAAATTGGTGCAAAGTAATTGGGGTTTAGGGTAACTTTCGTTATACTGAGCGTGATCTTCGCCTAACGCGAACAACATTAGCTGACGATTTGGATATTTGTAATACATTACTTTACCGTCAAAAATGTCTCCGTCAGCGTGTACTGCCTCTAGATCTTTTTGGTAAGTTTTGTTAACTCGCTGTGCGGCACAAGCTAGTTCTAAAACTGTTTGAAGTGGGAACTCTTTTATCTTGACCATCACCGCTCCGTGAAATAATTTAATACTTGTATTTTACACGAATACGTGGTCTGTGTCAATCTTTTTAAGTCGGATATAAACCTTTTTGGCAAGGCGTTTTATTAGTCCGTCGTCAATATTACCAAAATGGCTAACATACGCATTGAGATTTGGACTTACGTATACATTTTGAATTTTAAAACGACTAAGTGCTGTGAAACGATGCATATAATTTAGGGCTCGATATTTGCCTAAAGTTCTGCATAATTCTATGGTGATGGATAACGCATATGCATCCAGTTCATCTGGATCTGCTAGATAGTTCACGTAGGGTTCTTGCATGTGATTGCTGTAAACAGCATAGTGCCTTTTTACACTTTGACGGCGATGTCTGTATTCGTGTACAACAGCATCAAATAATTGAACTAAAATATCAGTAACATGCTTGTGATCCCATGTTTCTGTATTTGCAAAATTGTGATAAAGAAATACTTCTATGGCAGTTTCGTGATTTTTATCATCCTCTGCGTCATAGTAGGCATTAACGTAGAACTCTTCAGGACCCAAGAATTTTTTACGTTGAGTTTTTAGGGCAATGTCAAAATCGTGTTTTTTAAATTGACGACGTGCTTTGGTCATCAAGGCTTTAAATGAAACGGGAAAGTCACAGTCTTTTCTTACGGCCACACATACAGAGTTTGCTCGCTCCAGTATGGTGTTCATGTTCATAGCCTGTAAGTTACTCTGCCCTTGTTTAAATCATAGGGACTTGTTTCAACGCGAACACGATCGCCCAAGATAACTTTAATTTTGTGTTGCTTGAGTCTGCCGCCCAAATAACAAAGCATTACGTGTTCCATATCATCAATTTTTACTCTAAAAGTATTATTGGGACATACTTCTAAAACTTCACCTGTTAGTTCAATTAACTCTTTGCTCATACTTTACTAATAATCATTGCACCATCTTCTACTCGAATATTCACAGTATCGCCTTCTTTCCAGCCTTGTGCTTTACATATTTCTTCTGGAATTTTAAAAATGACATTGCCTGGATCATCAGGAATGTCTTCAAACAATTCTTCAACAGTATAGGTTGTTTTAGTCATAACGTATTTACACAAAGTCATCGTTGTATGGTACTGGAAACCAACCTAACTTATCAAGGTCTGCGGCAATCTCTTCGGACACTACACTTTCGGATTGGTATCCAGTTTTTTCAAAATAGTCGTCATCTTCTTTACCATCATAGCTAAGTCCGCCACGTATACCTGAACAGTAATAATCCATATAGTCTTCGCCCTTGTTTCTAAGGTTTGCTACAATGCCACCGGCACTGCGCCAACTAGCTGACCACAAGTCCTTGTCTGGATCTTGTCTCAAAATGGGCCACATTTCTTTTGGACACCATTGCATATTACACCAAGCCGCATACAAGTTTTGAGCATAGCGTTTATCATCCGCACGAATCTTTTCCATTATCTCAGGGCTGTTACGAATATCCTCAACTAAATCGTATTTCATTCGTTTTTACCAGCGTGCCAATCGCCTTGGAAACAGTGCATCATTTCATGACCAACAGTTCGCATATCTACCTTTGTAGGTACAACTACCACACATTTATCTTTCCAGAAAAATGTACAGGCCAACACTCCATAACCGTAACCATTGTTTCCGTACTTACGGCTCAAAGTGTCGCAAGTCTTTTGAATATCTTTTTGATCAACAAACTTTAATTCAACTGTGGTCTTATTAGTGATATTCTTGCTCATGTCAAAAATACGTCCACCACTGTTATCAAAACTCCATTGCGCTTGTGCAGTGGATGTGATCATCATTAAAACTATTGCAAACTTTTTCATTCTAGCCTCTGTATGCCTGTGTGTTAAAAATGGTGCGGACGGGAAGATTCGAACTTCCAAGGCATGATAATATCACTAGCCATTCCCTACCTGGTTACTTTTTACAGACCCCAAGTAGGAGGTATACCAAATTCCACTCACGTCCACAATGCTATTATACATTCTATTTAAATAAAAGTCAAAAAAATTGGTGACCCAAGCCACCAATTTAAACGTACCAAATTTCTTTGAATCCTTCTTCTTCAGTTGGTTCTTCCCAGCCAGCAATCATACTGGCAACGACATGATCTGGAATTTCTTTGCCAGGACGATTCATCAATCGACGCATAAGTTCTTTATGCTCAGGCGTCTTAAAAACTACTGCAATATGATAGTAATCTGGCAGCATGTTAAACTTTCGAGCTCGGCTTGCAAGAGTGGTACTGGTCTGATCCCAAATAATATCTCGACCTGCTTCTCTTGCGGCAACAACTTCCTTAGCCATCAAATCCACAGCAGTGGGCATGAAATCTGCAAAAACTTCAGAGTAAGTTTTACCCACTTCTTTGGCATAAACTTCTACCCATTTATCAGTGCTTACACAAACACAAGTTAAAGCCCAAATTTGAGAATCTACCCAAGTGCTTTTTCCCGAGCCAGGAACCCCAATCAATTGATAACATTTATTCATGGTTGAAAATTATCCCTTCCTTTGGTATGCTTACTAATTTCGACAATAGTTGCTTGTAGCATTTGAATTTCCATTGCAGCCTCTTCTAGAAGGTTAGCAATCTTATCAGGCTTACCTTCTATTACTGCTAACCTTCCCGGAATCTGCCTACGTATTTCTGCTCGTTTGTACAAGCGGAACACTAGGCTTTGTTCTGCTACTGGTAAATGGCTTTCATCTTCGCATCTCATACATGATGTCCTTTTACTTCGTTGTTTTTGATACTGCCGATGGCACGTTCCATAGACATGACAATTTCGCCTGTAGAGTCAAACCCCACATCCTTGGCTCGATACTTTTCCAAGCCACTGGCGTTGCCATGTAAATGTCCGTGAAACTGCAAGCTACCTCTGTGCATTTGATCCCACTCGCTAATTGGATAGTGAAACATGACGATCTTGTGACCATCATAGTTGATATCCAAATACTTGTGGATTTCTTCAAACTCGTTTTGGAAACTTACATCCTTAACCAACTTTCGGTCATGGTTTCCCTCTATCAATATCTTACGACCATTCAATCGACGCATAATCTTTGCCGCATCACTTGCTGAGCAAAAAGCCACGTCTCCCAAGATGTAGACCAAATCATCACGGCCTACTCTTTCATTCCATTCTGTAATCATGCCTTCAGTCATGTACTTTACATCGTTGTTGAATCTTGCCCTTGTTACAGGGCAAAATTTCATAATGTTAGCATGACCAAAGTGCAAGTCACTTGTGATCCATGTTTTCATTTTATTCTCCCGCGAACTCGCGGATCCATTCAAATTGTGTTTCGCTGGCTTTTACCCACTTGATGTGATCTCGTTTACGCATTGGCTTATCGAAATCAAAGCAGACCAAAATCCAGCCCTTGTCTTGTGAAAATTGTACAGTCTCAGTAACCCGAACGATCTGTACAATCTTATCTTTAAATTTTGCTACAATCATCATACTGACTCCTTTACATGGACCAGTATGACTCCGAAGCTGGATTGCAACACCAAGGAGTGTCGCGATCAATTTGGACGTCTTTACCGGTCATCAAATTTTTAACTGTTACTGTTGTTGGATGAAACTCAATTCGAAAACCTAATCTTGTAGGATAAAGTTCGTATTGCAATTCACGCACTTCGCGCTTCATTTCTGCTTCATCGCGATGTTGCCAAACTGTAGTTGAAACAAGACGTTCACCACTTTTGGTACGCTTGTCTGCTTTGTAGATGTACATGGTATGATTTTGTTTCATTTTCTACTCCTGTTTTGTTAGTGTATGTGTATATTATACAGTCAAAAACTAGGTTTGTCAACTAGAGAATACAGCAATGAATGTTGTTTTTATGCAACAGGTTTGAATGTACGCCAATCGTCAATATTAGGTTTTTCATCTGCGTCATAAGTCCAACCCAAATGCTTCATCATGCGATGCTTGACCAGCAAGTTAGGACTACGGAAACGCTCTGTATCATTAAAGCCCATCATAACTCCAAGCTCACAAACCGCACCCGACCGACAAATACCAGCAAAGCAATGGACAACAACATTCATGCGATTTTCCAATGCGTGTTGTAGCAAGCGAACAAGCTCTGCGGCCTGCTCATGACTACACTTCATTGCTTCATCATCAACATGGTCGTTTTCTTCTACATCAAGGAACTCAAAGTTGTGACGCTCTTTGAACTGATGCTTGGCTTCAGGACGCCAGCTGGCTGGATCCACAATGCTAATCAGCATACTGTTTGGGCCAGCATCGTGATGAAATCCAATAGGGATATCACTTGCGGCTACATTTTCAATCCATGGCATTATCTTCTCCGTGTTGCACCAATACGTGATGCTTTGTTCCAATCATAAGCGACACCATCTGGACACTTACCGTCCTCTACGCTGTCAACTCCAAATTTACCAACTACTTCAAATTCACCACCTCTAATGGTGACAAAGTAGTCCAATGTCTTAGCCCAATTCATCGCTGGTGTTAAGCCATCAAATTCTTTATCACAAACAACATTGCTTGTGTCCTTCCATATTACATTATATATTTTTTTCATACCACTATTATACAATCAAAAACAAATTTAGTCAACGAATTGATTGTTGTATTTTTACAACAACACACCTAAAAAAATAGCACCCGAAGGTGCTATTCAAAAACAATGTTTTTTAGATATCGTAGCGTGGGACCATTACAGTCTTAAGCATGATACCTTCTGGAGTGAATTGGTCCATATCCGCTGACAGCAGTGCTGTCATGATGCTTGGGCTAAATCCACTTACCAATGCGGCACCACTCTTGTCTGCCTTAACAGGCACATTGTCTGAACTGTTTAGGTTCCAGAAAACAATTTGTGGCACAACATAGCCAGCAGTTTCGAACTTGCGTTCGATCATTTCCATTGCGCTGTCGTCGAAACGGGCGCATTGGTTAAACTGCATGTCTGACAAGATCAGCAACATCTTTGGCATGTCGCTTGCTGGTACTGAACCCTTAACTGCAACGCTCAGGATCTTGTCCATAGCGGCATGCAAGTTAGTGCTCATTTCCCAATCACTCTTAGACATTTGGGTTACCTTGTCAACAATGTTACCCTTTAGAGTAACAAGTTGTGGCTTGCTGGAGAAAGTCAAGAATGTGTCCTTGAACACACCCTTGTTCTTATCAGCCAAGTACAAGCCTAGGCCAACCGCAACGTCCAAACAACGAACAGTCGAACCTGGAACAGATGTTGTCATCGAACCAGATACGTCAACTAGAGGTAGGATACTTGCGTCACCTACGTAGTTAGGCAGAGCGTCCCATTGTGCGATTACATGGTCGGTTTCTGTCTTGTCCAGCTTGTTGTAGCTGTGAGCGATTCCCTTCAGTACGTCATGTGGAAAGATTGCGCTGGCGTTAACCTTAACAGTCTTGTCACCACTTACTAACTTGGCCACATACTCAGCAAATGCTGGTGTGTGACGGTTGAATGCCTTCTTGTAGTTGCGAGCAGCTACAGAAGGAACGTGACTGAAATTGATGTTATCCCAATCTCCTGCACACATTTGGGTTTCAACAACCTTTGTAAGAGTAACAAGACTCTTACGATATTGCTTTGGAGTCATGCCAAAGAAGGCACGAACTTCAGCGGCAATTTGACCCTTACGAGGAGTCCACTTTGCAGCCAAACCGTTCTTAGCACGTAGGGCATCACCCAACATGGTATAAGCGGCTGACTTCAGGTCAGGGTTAGAGAAGACAAAGATGTCATCCCAACGACCAACTTCTGGAATCTTCTTTAGAAGAGCCAAAGCGGCGTCTGGGTCACGCTTTTCTAGATGTACTAGAATGTCGCGGAACAGTTGACGTTCACCTGCACCACCACGGACATCACGTGCCCATTGTGCGATGCGTAGTGCTACGTCTGAGTTTTCCACATAAGCGGCTGTGAAGTCGCCTGTGATGTCCTTACCACGGCTTGCGCCGATCTTGTAGAACAAGTCAACTGTAGCCTTGGCTGTTGACTTACGAGCCTTCATACCGTTTGCGGTACGGGCTTCTTGATTTGCTACTGCATTTACAAATGCGTTCATGATATTTCCTTTACAGAATGTGTTTTTTCTTTTATAGCGAAAAAGTTAAAGTTGCTGTTAACATTCTAAATTTAACAGGATGATCGTGCCAATTTGTTTAGTATTCTGGTCTGGCCAATTACGGCACCCAGACCCTATCAACATTCATGTTGCCTATTACATATTCTTCTGTATGTAAATCATATTCCAGATTCTCTGGACCTATCTATTCTATCAGTGTCTATTTCTAGAAAGCATTTCTGCCTGTCCTCCGACCACCTTCTATAGCATTAAGATGTAGTTTAAATTGCTGTAGT